GCTGATGTTATTTTATCAAAGTCTGCTCTCCATTGACCTGTACCTGTTCCTATTGTGAGAACACCAGCACTCCCATTTCCGGGTGATACAACTATAGAACCACTCAAACCTCTAACACTATCGGGTATTGTTATACGAGCCTCAGATGAGCCTATTTCTCTATAATCATCCCCTTGCCACAATTCTAGACGAAGGATTTGTTGAACATTTCTGAATAATAGGGGGGTTGTACCAACATAATCTGTGTAATATCTTCTCCTATATGGTTTGTAAGTGTCAAAATTAATATATTCTGCTGAAACCAAGTTTGGCCGCCATGAATTATGAGTAATGTTATCTATTCTATCTTGACACCTTTTGATTAAATCTTCCACTTTACTTCTCTTTACACCTCTTGTTCTACCATTGGTGAAGGAGGCTAGATTTTGCACATACGTGTTATCAGCAGATTGGTAATCAGCAGCAGTTATGTTACTAGTGAAGTTTAGTTTAACACCGTTAATAGATGTGGTAATAGAGGTGATTGTACGTTCTAACCCTAACGGGTCTGCATCTGAATAGATGAGCAACGTATCACCCACAGTATATCCTAAGTTTCTATAGTCGCTTCCTGTAACATATACACCATCAGCATCACTATCATAAGCAACAGCAACTGCTTCCTGTGGGCCAATCTCAAGTAAATCTGCTACTTTTTGAGCAGTTGTGTAAACTATAGCATCGGGGTCAAGAGGTCTTGTTTCTCCTTCACCCGGACTAAACACTTGTGGCATGTCTCATCCTCATTGGTATTCTTCTTTCAAGTTTCCGTTTTCATCAAACATATTATTATCAAAATTACTATTCAAAGTTGTCGGAGGTGCGCCTGTAGGATTTGCAGCACTTGTTAGTAGTCGTTGCTTCCAATCATCCATTGTCATTTGCCCGGCTGGTTTAGTTTCACCTGCCATCGCTGTTGCTCTAGTTGCATCTTGTTGTCTTGCTTTAACCGCGTCTGCTTCCATTTTCTTTTGTCTAGCAAGCATCAATTGTTCCTCAGTCATACTGCCTTTAGTATCGTATATCTTTTGTTGACGCATTATATTTTCTATTTTCTTTTTATTTTTCTTAGGGTCTAAAAAATCAGGTATCTCAGGTCTGTCCATATCATCAGTTGCACTTCTAGTGTCAGCACCTGCTAAACCTTCTTCATCATATCTAGAAGGGAATTGTTCAGTAAAAGCCTTGTCAGGGTCTGCTGCTCTACTTGTATCTAACAGATTTCCTCTAATGTCCTTACCTTCATTTCTATTGGCTTTATCTTTCCAAGTTGATTTATCTGCTTTTCCTCTATTATGCAGACCGCCTCTACTCAACAATTGGGCCAAAAATTGGTCGGCATCTAACCCCCCTTCTATTCCTTCATCAAAAGCATCTTGGAAGAATCTTCTATCTTGAACTCTTTCATCGGGATTATCTCTAAAATATTGTAACATCTCTTCTTTTTGTGCTGGTGTTTCTATATCACTACCTCTAAAACTAGAACGGGGTGTTGTATTAAATCTCCCATCTTCTGTTAATTCAGGGTAGAATGGTTGAAATGGTGATTTTGTTTGCGGTGTTTCTTCAGGAAGATGAGGTAAAAGAGCCTTTATGCTTTCTGCATTCACAGGAAAACCATTAGTTTGTAATAATTTCATCGCTTGCATTACTTTTTCCATATTCAAACCATCAGGTGTAGACTGTTGAGTTGTGGTTTCTTTTGGTAAAATTGGTGCAATTTTTGGTGGGGCAGAAGCGGCTTGGGGTGTTTTTGTGGATTTTGGCTTCTTAAAGTCAGACCGCTTCGCCCCTTCTATCACACTAAGACCGTATTCTTGAGGGTTTGCTTCCATACGATTCTTTAATTCAACACGTAATTGTTCTCTAGTATCTTTATCTACATCCATACCACTTGCAGCAATTTGTTGGTTTAGAACTCGGTTGGCAGCACTACCTATGCTACCTTCAAAACCCGAATCAGCATGTCTAACGTAGGTTTTGCCTTTTCTTTTAGGTAACGAGCCTTCAGGTACATCTTTGTAAGATATTAAATCCAAACCATATTCATGAGGCATGTTTAACATATGATTTTTTACTCGATTGAATAATTCATTTCTACGTTCTTTAGATACCTTTTCTCCTGAAAGTCTTTCTGTGAGATATTTATTAGCGTACTGATTGATAGTACCATAGTAATTTGAGTCAGCATGTCTAATATATTGTTTTCTCGGTTTTCTTGTAAGATAGTCTTTCCTTTTCTTTCTTGCTTTCAAGACTTCAAAAAAATCACTCATTCTTTCACCCCTAAATTGTAATCCATTGGTTTCTTACAACTAGCACAATTTTCCCTCCACATGAAATGAAGCATACCACAATGAGTACATCTAGTACCCGATTTGATATTTAGAACATCAGATGCTTTTTGAGCATTGGCTCTTTGTTTGGTGATAACACCCTTCAAAGGGTTTCTTTCATCAGTAACTATGTTAGGATGGTAATGCTCTTCTGCCCTTACACCTTGTTTTTGAAGTCTTTCTATATCTTCAATATCTAAGTGCTTTAAGCCAAAACTCATTCATTATCCCACCCATTCATGCTTTCTGATATACCACTAAAAATATGTTACCTAATACTGTTATAGGCTCAACGGAAACTATTTTTGCACTAGCATAACCACTTAATGCTTCTATGTCCGTTGTCATGCTAGTGCTTAACGCACCGTCATTACCTGCCCCGGAAAACTCTTTAGGGCTATATGGGCCAATAACTTGTATTGCTTTAACCATTTATTTCACCGCCTTAACTGCGGCGACCAAATGCGTACCATGTACCGTCTTGTCCGGCTACAGTCTGTAATACTAATGTTGAACCGTTAATCAATGTAAAAACACCGTCAACCCCCGCCCCTGTGCCAGCAGTAGAAGAGCCAGCATTTGCGCCAGCCCCCACTATTGTTGCAAGCATAGAAGAGAGGTCAATGTTTCCACCTGTGTCGCTTCCGCCATTAGTGAAAGTTCCTGTTACCATCATAAGGTCGCCTATGTAATGCGGTCTTGTGTCTTGTGTACTTGTAAATGCCATTTTATTTTCACTCTCCGTTTTCTAATGTTTCTGTTTCTATCGGTGCTTCAACCGCTTCTTCAACTGCCTCTTCTACAACAGGGGTAGGGGCAGGTGGGTTTAGAGTTTCCTCAACTAATGTAAGTAAACCACTCTTTGTGGTATAGCCTCTAGAAATTGTTACATTTCTTTCAGTTAACCATGCTTTTATGTCGCTATTTCTCCATCCAGCATCAGGGATGCCGTCTAAACCAGCGTCTACGGTTACACCTTCATCACCGATTAAAGTGAACTTAGGCTCTCCGATGACTCTACGCCATTCATCAACCCAAGTTTGACTGACTTCTTTCTCTTCTCCGCGAGTGAAGTCAGTCATTCTTGGGTCAGGACATCTACCGTAGAATGAAGGCCCATTGTATCTTATAATAGGCATTCAAAACCACCTTAATTGTATAGTACAAGTAGTTGTCCGGCTGTTACTGTGCCGCTTGTTTCTAGCGTGATTACTAAACCACTATGGTTTGAACCTAGAGTTTGTCCACTATTTGCTGTGCCGTTTGCAGGGAATACACCTAGAATTGCTGATGCCCCACCGCTTAATGTTACGGTGTTGCTATCTGCTACTGTTCCTAGTGTAATTATTGCCATCTTAGGTGCTGCGTCATATCCGTTTGCACCGTCTGAGTTTGAAGCATTGAATGTACCCGGCCCTCCGCCCGGATAACTTACATCTGCTGCCCCGTCTAACCACTCAGTGGTGTCATGAGAACCTGCTCTAAGTTCCCATGCACCGACTAAGGTTGCTGTCATGCTTCCACCTGCTGCTGTTACTGTTAATGTATCTGCCATATCTTATTCCTCCTGTATCTTCAATTCTCCACGAACCTCAGACTAAATCCCTCACTGAGCCTTGCGCCCCAAAGAAAGTAGTCCATACTTCACCCATAGTTCGGTAAAGTCCTTCCTGTCCTAGTCTGTTAATTGCGAATGGGTCACCTGTTTCAATACCGGACTCAAAGTATTGAGTCGGGATTGCTGTACTGAAGTACATGTAATCAGTGTCTAAGAAGTATAGACGGCTGATTCCGCCATCATCAGGCATATCCTTTGTTGGGATAATTGGTACACCG